CTGTGTGAGTAAGGAACCGTACGCATTCCTTACTTACACAGTTAATATTACACTCCCCTTGATGGAGGGAAGTAACGCCCCATAAGAGAGAAGCCATCTGCTATGATCCAGACGCTTTTCTCGAAGAGTTTATCAGTGATGACAAAACTGATTTTCATCACTCTTTTATATATTTTTTCTCTATTTTCTTTTTAAAAAAACTTTAATGAAATAGAGAAAGCCGGAGTATGAGATCCGGCTTCTTCTGCATTATTTCCCCTTCGCCTTCTTCCGCTTTTCCTTCTCTGCCCGATAAAACTCATGAAACATCTTCATCAGCGCCCGTTTTTCAATCCGCGATACATAGCTGCGTGAGATACCGAGTTCTTTGGCAATCTCTCGCTGCGTTTTTTCCTTCTTCAAATCAAGTCCAAACCGCCCGACAATCACTTCTTTCTCACGGTCATCTAAAATGTCAATGTATTGTTTCACTTTTTCAAGCTCCATATTGAGCTGGATCGTATCTATCACGTCTTCGTTTTCTGATTTCAAAACGTCAATCAGGCTTATTTCATTCCCTTCCTTATCCTGCCCGATCGGATCGTGAAGGGAGACGTCTTTTTTTGTTTTTTTCAATGCGCGCAAATGCATGAGGATTTCGTTATTAATTACAAAAAGGGGGGGCATACTAAGTGGATGCCTAAGTGGTTAGTCGTGTTAATTAAAGAAAAATGGGAATATCAGTTCGATTGTGAATAATTTTTAAAACCATATTAATTAAATATGGCTTTAAAAATTATTCATTCATTTTCTTCAGAAGCAGCAGTTTCATCTACAATTTCAAGCAGACCACTTAATTCTGGTGTTTCTTCCTTTTGTTGGAGAAGTAACTTTTTATATATGTTGTAAAATTCGTTTTGAAACTCGAAGATTATAATATTCTGTCTGTCTTTTTTAAAAGTTTTTTTATTTTCTTTCATACCATTTTCGGCTTCTTCATATTCTCCTGAACTAATGATTTTAGCTTCAAATCTAGCTGGTCTTGATTTGAATTCAATAGAAAAATCAATATATTCCGGTGTGATTTTACTATCATATCGTAAACTAGCCATTGTAAAGTGGAAATCCTTTTTTGTTATATTTTCCACGAATTGATTTTCGATTAAATTTTCACCATCTAATAGAGCGGAATTTATTCCTTGGAGTAAGTCTTGCTCTAATTTTTGGATGCTCTTTAAATTTTTTGTATGTCTATTAACCTTAAGTTTAAGTATCTTTTTTAATTCCCATTCAGAATTCTTGGATTCAAAATACTGTTTAAACAAGGCTATTTTATTTTTACTGGAAAGTTTATTTAATTCAATATCAGACAGAGAAAATTGGATATCAGGGTTTTTATTTTGAAGTAGTGTTAAAATTTCATTTACTTTTTTATGATCATTAGCGCTTTCTAGATTAAAATCCAGACTAGAAAATGTTTCGTGATTATTTATTGTCACGGATATTTGTCTTTCTGTTTCATCTAGAAGACTCATCATTCCTGGCTTAGATTCTATATAGTTTATTTGAAATTCCCAAGTATCATCTGACTTATCGATTAATGTTACTTTGGTATTATCAGAACCAATTTTATTACCAGTGATTACTGATAGGCTTTCTTTTAAATCATCTACTTTTTCTTTTGGGATATAGTAACGGCTAGATTTAACATAATTAATTTCACCATCTAATCTTTGTTTTAAATCTAGATAAGTAGATCGAGAAAAGTAAAAGTTCATTCCAGTTTTTGCAAAATCATCTTTAGAGACTGCACTAACTAAAATTCCCCTTTCTCTTAAAAATTCAAATACATCTGTCCAATTCATGTAATTTTTCATTGCCCTTTTTAAACTCAATTTAGTAGGATATCTTTTAAGTTGCATTTAATTACTCCTCATACGTGAAGTTTTCTGGTACTTCTTTGAATTCGACTAAATAGTCAATTTCAATTTTAAGATGGGATTTACTTTCAACAAGACTTTCTTGTTTTTCTGTTATAAACTGTTGAATTTGAGCTCTATAGGCTGAATTATTCCCATGTATATGTATTACAAGCCGATCTGCATCTTCAAATTGATAACGAGTTATACAATTATCCATAAATTCCAATTCGTCCATAGTTGGTTCAGCAAAGAAAAAGATATGATTAACATCTTCTGTTCTGGTGCCACGGTGCACTACCACTGATTGTTCTCCTTTTGCAAAAATATAATCAGAAAACATATGACTAAGGTTAAGTTGTTTTTGTCTTCTTGTCGTGGCTTGTCCACCGCTAAAATAATCACTTGGATAAAAGAAATTAAAATCAGTATAGTTCTTTTTAATATCCTCAACTTTTTGTATTATGGAACACCATCTTAAAATTTCTTTATTAGAAGCGATGTATATATTTAAAGGTTTTTTTCTTTTCTTAATTTTTAAATTACGCACATATTCTTTAAACTTATCTGCATCATATTTATTAGTTTCATTACACCATACCATCAATAAACCATCGTTTATAACTGAACATTTTAGATCCTGTATTAATGGAGGACTAGTTCTCGCGCATTCAACTGTATTAGAAATTTGAGTGACGAATTCTTGTAGTGTAGATGTTGTAATTCCTGCCCAATTTCTATTTTTTGATTCCACTAATACTGTGTTTTCTTCAATTTTATAGGGGTCGAAATAAGAGAGTAATAAATCAATACCATGTGGATTTTTTCTTTTTTCTCCGCTTTTTCCATGTGTAGCTTTTTGTGTACATGGAATATCAATATTAGAATCTCCTTTTTGTCTCCAACCAAGCCTACGTAAAATATTTTTTGTTTGATTTGTCCAGCGTTCACCTTGAATTTGTTGTTCTTCTGACATTTTAAGCACCCTCAATTAGATTTAAAATTTTTTCCTCCAGATTATCGAATACTACTTTACTAAAACTTTCATATTTTAACTCTATATGCCCTAGCTCTATTGATACTGAAAGATCACATACATCATCTTGATAAAATATCTTTAATCTCATAAAGACAGGGGGATAACTTAAATCTTTAATAACTTTAAGTGCATCAAAGTTATTTTCAAATTCTAAAGTCATAGCTTTCAGTAAAGTATTGAGCATCTTAACATTTGAAAATTTCACTTCATTAATAACTATGTCTAAATCACTAAATTTAGTATATATATCGTATAGAGAAAATTCCCAAGGTTTAGGTATGTACTTAAGTTTTTCATTTAAAATTTTTTCTGCACTGAGGCACACTGTTTTTTCTCCGTAGATTATAAGGTAATTCATTTTTGTGGAAATAAACACCTGAGCAGAATACATTCTGGCAAATTTCTTTGTAACCAAGCACTCACTACTATCGTCATAAATCAATTCATAAGAGTCAAATGATTTAACAAAAGTGCATCTAATAAACTCTGAGGAAAATTCGAGGTCTTTGAACTCGTTAAGTTTATTCAATGATTTTTTTTGAAATTTGAGTATAGTTAAAAAACTTTTAATTGAAACCTCATCAATGTGTTTGAAAATAAACAGCATTTTTCATTCCCTTTCTTAGAAAACATTTTTTGTGCGGTTATAATTTTCTAAGAGACATAGGTATATAATATCTCAAAAAACCCATTTAATGTTTGTTTTCGACAAAAAAAGACAATAAGTTACAATGATTAAAAGATTTTAGAAGTACTAAAGATAGGGGACATTGATTTCCCATTAACGGCTGAATTAAATAAAGATTGAGTCAGCTTCCTGTAATAAATGCTCAAACGTTTCTTCGCAAACGAAGGGGATACCTTAAATAACCAAGCTATATTTTCAATTGCATGTGATTGTATGTACGAAAGATTAATATTACGCAACATGAAAGTTGGAATGCAAAAGTGATATGTAAAATAATTGGACTGCCACTCTAAATAATCTGTCCAAGTTGCAGGCATTGTTTTTTTATCGCCTTCATGTCTATATATATGGCAAAATTCATGAGCGAAATCATACCATTGTTCAGTTCGGCTTTTTCGGCTGTCCAAGCATATATTATAAATTCCGCTGTGTTTAAGTGCGAAGCTTGTAACAGGTTTAAACGACAGCCTAATATCTAAAGCCTCGGCAATCCGTTCAAAATTAATTTGTTCAGGCTCTGTAATATCAATCTTCCTGTATAAGTTTTCAATCCAATCCTCTAAATGACTGTTTGTATACCTCAAGATGAAAAACCTCCTTAAAGACGACAATCTAAAAATTGGATTCGTTAAATATTATAGGGAAGTCACAACTTTTTTCATAGGAAAAACGTCCAAAAGATGCAGGGGTATCCAAATAAAATGGATTGTTAAACGGAGTTTCTTGGTTGGAGGGAGTTAATATCAATAAAAAATTATTAACAAGGTTAATGATTGTGCCCATTTTATTCATCTGTTATGTTTTATTTTTAAATCCTGAAATTATACTTGAAGAGCAATGTCCTAATAAGCCTTACAGTTTAACAATCGTAAAGCATGGAACAGGTATATTCGATAAGAAAATTGTTTTAATATATTACAAGATCAACGGAAAAACAGTAGCTGTTGGAAATTTGGTGTTTTTTGAGAATTTGGGTAGGGATATAGATGTTACTTGGGATACGAACACTGATGATGGAACTTGGTGGATAGATAAAAGTGTACATTTAACCATGACTTATGCTAAAAATTTTAAGGGGGATTTAGACAAGAAAGATATTGATTTTGATTATGGTACTGTCCAATGATAATGAAACAGTTTATTTAAAACAGGAAATACAATAAAAGAACCGCCAGTCGCGGTTCTTTTGTTTTCAGATTCAAACTGATTTAAGAGCAGATTTTTCTTTCCTTACAAATACCATGATCCCGGGGATGATCATAAGTATAGCTGGTATTAAATAGAACCAATCAATACATATAAGTCCTCCCCCTGAGACAAATAGTAGAACACTGCTCAACTTTGGCTTAAATAAGACAACAATTGAAGCTGTAAACCCAATACATGAAAGGACCAAAGATACCCATGCCTCAACAAGAAGGTCGCTTGTCATTTCAAAGTATCTAATTAAATGAAAAAATAAATCAAGATAGGCGATAACTAAAGCAAAAATAGACGCTACAACACCCAATAGGCTCCCTGTCAAACTTAAAAAAAACTCAATGTTTCTCTTCACAATAAACGCTCCTTATGTAATCAGGCCACTTCATTTTAATATATGAAAATGTAAAAGAAACATAAATGAAAATACAAATGAGAAAAACAACAAAAACCCTTGCCACGTAAGGGTTTGTATGGGATTCAAAAGTCACTTTATAAATGAGGGTATGATTGAGATATAAATGAGAATCTAAATCTTATTAGTAAACAGAATTAAACATAATAAACAGAAATAAATAATAATAAACTAACTGCGTTTATTTATCTGATTTCCGTCTTTCCTTTAATTGCTCCGTTATAATCTCCAAAGCAGCCTGTAGAATTTCATCAGTTACTTCACCGTCTTTAGCTGCAAGGAATGTTTCAGGATCGTTTAATACTTTTTTTGCTTCATCCTGAAATACTTTTTCATTGCTTTCTCCTTTAAGAAGATAATCCAAAGAAACATCAAGTATGTTTGAAATATTAATTAAGGTTTTATAGTCAGGCTCACGACTACCTAGTTCATAGGCGGTGTAGGCAGGCCGAGTAATTCCAAGTTTATCAGCCATATTTTGTTGGGTTAGTTTCTTTTGTTTTCTGCACTTTTTCAAGTTTTCGGAGAACATATTAATCACCTGACTTTTGTTTTTATTCTATATCTCATTGTAACGTAACAAAGAGTTACATATAAGTTTTGGTAACAAAACGATACTTTTTTATGAAAATGTGTTGACAATGTAACGAACCGATACTATTATCTAAGTAACGAAACGTTACATTTTCTGATTAAGGGGGTGAAACCTGATGAGAATATGGCTTAAGAAAAACCGCTTAGAAAAAGGGTTTACTCAAGAAGAGGTTGCCAAAGCTGCACAGATTGGTAGAGCATACTACACCATGATAGAAAATGGTACTAGAAAGCCTAGTGTTATTGTCTCAAAAAAAATAGGAGAGAAATTGGGCTTTGATTGGACTATTTTTTTTGATGATGTATGTAACGAAACGAAACATAATTCTAAGGATTCAGCATGATTGGAATTAAAAAAAGGACCGCTGTTTGAACAGGCAGAGGCCAAAGCTTACAAATACCTCAGTAGCATACTTGTTCAGCGAATGAATGAGCATCAAGAGAAGCTTGCACAACAAAATAAAAAGGAATCAGCCTAACTCATTTATTAACAGCATAGTCTGTTAACTTCAATTTTAAAACTGAAATTCCAATATATCAGGAGGCAAACATATGGAGAACAACCCATACAACATGCGGAATTTACCGCAGATTATGCGTAGCGCTCGAAAGGCTGCAGGTCTTTCCCAATACCAAATCGGCAAGTTAATCGGAGGTAAGGATCAAAGGTATGTTTCAGATGTTGAAAATGGACTGGCCAAGCTTACTCCAGAGTTATGTATCAAGTGGTTTGAGAAGTGTGATGCCTATGAACATATTGATCTTGTCCATTATTTATTTAAACTTCATCCCACAGCCGCTGCTCCTATTGATCCGGCACTTAATGAATGTGCAAGTAATGCGGTGATTAATATGGTTCACCAATTGGAGGAAGCATTACAAGCAACCAAACATTTAGCCCGTTGGCTTACGGATAACCGACCAGGTAAAACAGAGGAGCTGCCGATGGCCGATATTAAGCAGATTTTTGATTTGATTGCGGCTAACAAAACATTGATTTATTCACTTGTTCGTACTCACGGGTTGAAAATGCAGGAGCTTGCAGATAGATGGACGCGGAAAGCTCTAGTTGATCAAGTTGCTATGGCAAAACAAGAAGGAAGGCAGGCGGTTTCATTATGAATACTAATCATTTCTTGAAGTCAGATGTTCCTATCGCAAAAAGAAAAATCAAATCAGCAGAAGAGCTATCAATCATGCTGTCAGAGGCATTACGTGATGGAGATTATGAAGAAGCGATTAGTCTCGCTGGAAGCATCAAGGTTCTTACTGAGGATATTAGCCGGCTGGCAAACAAAGGACAGCTTTATGAAACAGCATTGAAAATGCAACAGCGAGGCATCAACTTAACAGTAGTGAGCAGGTGTATAGGATGATAGTTCATTATGTTCATAAGCTGGCAACTGCTCTGGAAGTTCGTAAATGGTGTGCGATGATTCGTAACAATAGTGAATTCCATCTGTTATGGGATAGACGTGCAGACAAATTCAGAGAGGAGAATATGAATGGTCGAAAACCCAATGGTCATAAACAACTGGCACGATAAGCTGACTGAAACGGGTGTGCAAATAGATTTTTACGGTGATGAAGTAACTCCAGTTGATGATTATGTAATTGATGGCGGCGAAATCATTCTCAGAGAGAACTTGGAAAGATATCTAAGGGAGCAACTTGGTTTTGAATTTAAAAATGCGCAATAAAAAAGCCCACTCGGCAAAGTGGACTTCTTTAAAGGCTATCTAAAAAAAACTCATGTGCAAATATTTTATCAGATAGCCTCAATAAAAACAATGGGGGTTAGGTGGTATGACAAGCAAACGGGCTGAGGTTCTTGCTAAGACTTCTGAAATGAGCCGCGATGAATGGCTTATTGAAAGAAGAAAAGGAATTGGCGGCTCAGATGCATCCATTATCTTGGGGCTGAACAAGTGGAAGACACCTTTTGAATTATGGTTAGACAAAACAGGACAGGTCCCTGTAAGTGAATCGCAAAGTGAAGCTGCTTACTTTGGATCATTGCTAGAAGATATTGTTGCAAAAGAATTTGAGATACGTAGTGGCAAGAAGGTTAGACGTAAAAAAGCAATACTCAGACATCCAGAATATAATTTCATTTTGGCTAATGTTGATCGAATGATCGTTGGTGAAAAAGCGATCCTTGAATGTAAAACAACATCAGCCTACAACTTAAAAGAATGGGAGGACGAAGAAATCCCCGAGAGCTATATCGTTCAGGTCCAGCATTATCTGGGTGTGCTTGGACCTGAATATCGGAAAGCTTATTTTGCTGTGCTGATCGGCGGGAACAAATTTGTCTGGAAAGAGATAGAGCGGGACGACGAGTTAATTGACATGATCTTTGAAGCAGAGATTGAGTTCTGGAATGACAAGGTATTAGGCGGACAAGCTCCTGCTTTAGATGGTTCAAGTGCTGCTGAGGAATACCTCAAAAAACGATATGCCGAAACGGAAAATAACAAGGCTATTGATTTAACTGCGGCTAATCGAGAACGCATTCAACAATACTTGCTTCTTAAAGAACAGATCTCAGAGCTTCAAAGTCAGGCAAAAGAATTAGAAAATCAAATCAAACATGAAATGAAGGATGCAGAGTATGGGTTTATTGGAAACTATCAAGCTTGTTGGAAGCCTGTTGTCTCAAATCGAGTTGACACGAAAAAGCTTAAAGAGCAGTTTCCGGATATTTACGAAAAGGTCAAAAAGGAAACTCATTTCAGACGTTTTGGAATCAAGGAGGTTAGCTGACTATGGCTACTAATCAATCAATTAAAAACAACATCCAAAAGAAACAAAAAAACGCTCCTGTGCAACAACAAGGAGCAACCATGAAAGGCTTGCTTTCCTCACCATCTGTTATTAAGCGATTTGAGGAAGTGTTAGGGAAGAGAGCTACACAGTTTACAGCTTCTATCTTAAGCCTTTATAACAGCGAGCAGATGTTACAGAAAACAGATCCTATGAGCGTCATATCCTCAGCAATGGTGGCAGCTACACTCGATCTGCCTATTGATAAAAACTTAGGATATGCCTGGATTGTACCTTATGGGGGAAAGGCTCAATTCCAGCTTGGATACAAAGGATATATACAGCTTGCCTTGCGAACAGGCCAATATAAGTCCATCAATTGCATACCGATTCATGAAGGCGAATTGCAGAAGTGGAATCCGTTGACTGAGGAGATCGAGATTGATTTTGAAAAACGAGAATCAGACGCGGTAATTGGTTATGCAGCTTATTTTGAGTTGATAAATGGCTTCCGAAAAACAGTGTACTGGACAAAGGCACAAGTAGAGAAGCACAAAAAGAAATTCAGTAAATCTGATTTTGGATGGAAAAATGATTGGGATGCGATGGCACTTAAGACTGTATTAAAAGCAGTTTTGAGCAAGTGGGGGATTCTCTCTGTTGAAATGCAAAAAGCAGTTATTGAAGAAGATGAAACAAGGGAACGGATTGACATTACCAATGAAGCGGATAGTTCAGAAATTATCGATTCCGAGCCTTCAAACAAAGATGAAACGGAAAAAACGAGCACACAAGAAGCTGATCCTTTTGACGGTACGCCTGTAGATATAAAAGACGATGAACTTCCGTTTGATTGAGGTCGGCATCTGTGACATACCTGCACTCTGTGAAAGGAAGTAGGTGGTTGACTTGGACATAAAAGCAATGGGGTATGTGGTCATACCCCGACTACCATTCAAAGAGTTTAGGGATGAAAAAATCTATGATCACTTGTTCAAAAGAGCTGAATACAGGCCAAATCAAGAGCTAGAACTTGGGCAGACCATTATCACAGTTGTAGAACTTGCAAAAGATTTTAACTGGTCAGCTTCACAGATCAAATACTCACTAGATCGAATGGAGAAACAGGGATATATCAAATTGGACCGTCTTCCACAGAAAAGAGGGTTCATCGTCACTATACTTCATTATGCAGACTATATACAGTTAGGAAATTACATGAAGAAAAAAGTTCTGGAACCAACTGAGATAGCACATCAGGAGGTCGATGACAAAATGAAAAATGCCTTTGAGCTATATGAAAACAAAGTTGCTCGGTCAGTCGGCCCGATGGAGGCACAGCGGATCGGCTACATGGTTGACGATTATGGTGAAGAAAAAGTGATGGAGGCTATCAAGACAGCGTTTCAATTAAAGGGGAAAGCAGCTAGTTTGTCATACGTTCAAGCCATTTTATCAAATCCATTCACTCAAAAGAGAAAGGAGAAACAATATGGCTATAAACAAAGCAGTCAGTATAGACACCGCATTTCAAACGATCATGCAGGAACTTCGGGAAAAGTCAGCCCGCTTTTTGGGAACAAAACAGGCCGCATCCGAAGAAAAGGCTGAATTTAATTGTCCTTATTGTAAGGATCGTGGAATTGTCGTTTATAGGGTACATAAGGATACTCCTTGGCATTTGGATGATCAGTTAGACCTTATGGTTCCAGACGATATGGTAACGGAAGATGATTTTCTGTTAGGTAAGGTTTGCACGCCGGACAAAGCTAGCGAATGGAAAGATACTTATTCAAAACAGTGTGAATGTGTAAGACGAAAGAAAATTGCCAGACTCATGGCAGCTAGTGGCATTACAGAAGAGTTTGAAAAGCTTCTCTTTGGTAACTTCATTACGGAAGGTAAGCCAGATATGATCCAGGACGCTTATGAGTGTGCAGTGGAATACTATAAAGATTTTCAAAAGATCAAAGGAGAAAGGCAAAACAGTATCGCATTACTTGGACAGTCAGGTAGCGGTAAAACTCATTTACTCACGGCGATTATGAATAATCTGATCAAGAAAAAATCAGTACACTGCATGTATTTCCCTTACGTAGAGGGCATGGGTGATTTGAAAGCTGACTTTGACAATTTAGAAGCAAAACTGGATGCCATGAGAAAGGTCGAAGTTCTATTCCTTGATGACTTATTTAAACCAATAAACGGTCAACCAAGGGCAACCGACTGGCAGGTTGAACAAATCCAGTCAGTCTTGAACTACCGGTATTTAAATCACAAACCTTTGCTGATTTCTTCGGAGTTAACAATCGACGAGATTTTGGATATAGACGAGGCTCTTGGTTCACGAATTCACCAGATGTGTCGTGATTACATAGTGATTATTAAAGGCGATCGAATGCAATTAAATCATAGGTTAGGTGATTGGGAATGAAGGAGGAAACGAATGTGAAAGCAACTGGTGGACTTTATATATTTGGACCTCTAAGTCCTACAGAAGGTAAAGATCTTACGCCAACTATCCGTTTACTTGAGGAAAAAATAAAGCAAATGGAGCGGATGCTGAGTGCTTAAAGCAGTCGTGTCTCTGCTGGCAATTTTACTCTCCGCACCGAGAATAGAAAAAGAAATTCAGCTATGGGAACAGCTTGACGGGAGGTAAGAACAGTTGGATTGTATTAAGTTCACTGTTTATGGTGAGCCAGTCGCACAAGGACGGCCGCGTGGATCAATACGAAATGGGAAGGTGCATATGCGAGATCCAGCGAAATCAAAGTATTTCAAACAGTATGTGGCATTGGTTGCATCTCAGCATCGCCCAGAAACAATTATTACTGGTCCTGTTGCAATGGATGTCAAAGTGTATAGACCAATGCCTAAGTCAGTTTCAAATTCATTAAAGAAGAAAGAGAAAGCTGAAAATGGTCTTTTGAGGCCTACTACAAAGCCTGATGTTGATAACTATGTAAAGGGTGTAAAAGATGCTCTGAACCATCTTATTTATAAAGATGATAGTCAGGTGGTGGATTTGAAAGTCAGTAAGTTTTATAGCGAAGAGCCGAGGGTGGAAGTCATGATAAGAGAGGTTTCTGCCTAAAAATAAAAAACACCGAAGCGCTTAGCCTCAGTGTTCTTGATATGAACTGGTACTTCTATCATAACATAGGGGGCGCTTTGAGTGTACAATCCAAGAGAAATAAACATCAAAAAAGACTTCACTATTCAACAGAAGGTTGACCCAGGGAAGGTTCAGATCATTGTTTTAGATGGGAATCAGGGTACAGCACATGTCTTAGAAGCTCCTGAGCATGGTAAAACGGTGATCCAAACTGTAAAGGGAAGCTTTGCGCGGGTTGATCATGAGATAGGATTTAAGGTGAAATGAAAGTTTATTAAAAAGGCACTTTAAAGTAGTTTTGTAGTAAAATAAATAAAAACTTTGGAGGATAGTAATGTTTTTAAAGGGATCAGGTGTTGCTTTCTATTTAAGGGTTTTGTCACCTTTAAATGAGTTTATTGAATATTTGGATGATGTTGAAGACAGATTTGAAAAATCAAAAATGCGGTATGAAAATGAAGCAAAAGAATTGAGCCCAGAAATTGAAGAAGATTATTGGGATTATTATATTGATGAATATCATGACTTCAATAGCACATATCCTTCAATTTTGAGAAGTAGTGTATTCACGAGTATATATAGCTTTTTAGAGTACCACCTTATAAGCAGATGTTTAGATAAAGCAATTTTAGAAAAAGTTAAGTATGATAGAGGGATTTTTAAAGCCAAAAGTTATTTTAAATTAAGATATAAAAGTAATGAGAAATTTAAAGAGTCAGAAATATTCTCGAACAATGTTTGGAATAAAATAGTTGATTATTCTAAGATTAGAAATTGTTATATTCACAATTCAGGAATAATAACAATGATACCTGATGAAACAAAGCAAAAAGAATTAATTCAAATTATTAGAAAAACCAATTATATTGAAATTGATGACCGTGACAGAATACATATACTAAATAGGGAATTTTGCAAAGAATTTCACGAAGTTGTTTACAAATTTATTTGTGATTTGAATGATTTATTATTAAATTTAAAAGATTAAGTCCAAGACGGAAAGCCTGCGGACACTGAACTTACAGCATTTACGTTGTTTGTTTGGTGTTCTTTTTTATTCGTTAAAAAGGAGGACATATCCATGAATCGAAAAGACATTGAAAATCTTATCAATAGCTATCACTGGATGGTAAAAGAGGTTCATCGATTGCAGAGAGTACTCTATGGTTCAATTATTCCAATGAAGAATTGGGGTGTTGCTCAATATGGATTAGAAGCTGCTATGCCAAAAGGAAGTCCTGGGAAAAGTCAGGCTGAGTTGCGACAAATGGATATGCGAGAGGAACGTCTTTTCAAACGTCTCAAGTATTATGAGGAACGAGTATATGCAGTTGAATTAGGCGCGGAAAAAATCAAAGGAGAGCAGCACAAAGTAATTTATGATTGCATGATGGAGGGGATGAGTTACCGTGCTATTGGCCTTCACCTTGGCATTTCACGGGAAACTGTACGCAAAATGAAAGACGAATTGATCAGCCAATTATGCCAAGATTGCCACTTTGAGCGTTTGTTGAATCTGAAAAAATCTGTAGTGTAAAATGGGAGGCAGGTCGGTGCGGCGAAATTATTCCTGTGTCACCACTAAATTTAGGTTTTATTCAACAGTTTCGTTCGACAAATTTTGCAAATGATTCCCTTGTCACACTCCTTATCCGATAATAAGGTGGGAGGTGATAGAATGGGTTATAGGTTTGATATGAGAAACTATAGTCCTCAGCAACAAGCAATTGTCCGTAAAAGAGATGAGGCAGAAAAACGTCGTCGTGAAGAAGCTGAGCGACAAAAAGTGAAATGCGAGATAAGTCCAAGAAATGGTGATTATGAAGGCGTCTACTTCACCAAAAACGGAGAATATTTATTAGAATTAAGAGTCTCTGGGACTGCTCTTGTGAATGATCCTTGTAATTTGAAGGATATTGACATTAAGGAATGGTTGTGTAAAACAGGGAGACTATATCTTGATAAGGTTAAGGAATTTGAGATAGTTACTATTCTTTCTCATGATATAGAGGATCAAAAGATTATTACTGAATGGGAGTCACTCCGGAGAGAGGATTTACCCGAACAATTTGATTCATAAGAATCAAAGAGTAGCGCTTTCCAATGGAAGGCGCTTTTTTATTTGGGGAATTTCATATAGGAGAGTAAGTACACATGTAAACCCGAGGAAAGAAACGTTTCGGGGTGAGATAGCCCTTTCAACTGTTTAACTCCATAATTTATATTCTCTGTACACTGTATCCGGTAAATCTCAGGATCGACAATTGGTGGTTAACGGCTTCTGAGCATGGGCTAGGTTTAGAGAGTATAAAAGTGTTTTTCATTCGACAAATTCTGCAAAATGTTCTTTGTCATAATCTCTTGCCGATATTAAGGTAGGAGGTGAAAACATGACAAGAACAATTAATGTTAATCAGCAACATTTGCTTGAACAACTAGCAGGTGGATCGGTAAACCGTCAATGTACAATAGAAGCTCTAATTGATATTCTCATAGACAAAAAGGTATTTACAGAAGAAGAATTCGTTAAATATCAAATGCATCATTTAGAACATTCAGCAGATGAGCACTCTGCAGAGCTTTTAGGGATCAGTAAGGAAGATTACATAAAGAGCAAACAATAAAGCATCCTAAGGGATGCTTTATTGTTCAAGTATTGCATGATTTTTTGGAAACAAATCAGTTGAATTAGACAACTATTTCCGTTGGTCGATCGGGAATTAATATGACATAGATCAATTCAAGATTGCGATTTTATGCGAGGGAAATAGATTATAGGATTAATTAGTTTTCCTATATTGACTTAAATTCATCAATTTGAATCCCGATATAGAACTGGGGTGATAAAATGAGAAAGTTTTATAAGTCCAAATATGTTATTCAGTATTTGGACTCAATAAAAATTGACGGAAAAAAAGTTAAAAAAGTCTATAATGAGAATTTTTCAACCAGAGAAAAATATAAAGAACAGGTAATCTCTTCTTTAGGTGAAAAGGAGATTAAAACCTCGATTAATATATTAGAAGATGAGATTTCAATTAATAAAGATACGAATCTTTGGCATACATCATACTTTGTATTAAATGGTGTTATAATTACTCTTTATTTTAATGTTTTTAACAATTTTTTGCCTAAAACAGCTGGTAATATCGCTCTTGTGGGTGTTATGTTTTTAATCATTTTAATGTACATAAGTTGGATGTTAATGAGCTTTAAAAACAAAAACGATGTAACTCAATATTATGGTTATAAAAGAATCTTGGAAGAATGCTTAAAGAAAATTGAAGAAGAAATGAAATTAGATGAAAGAAAAAATGGTGGGGAGTGTAATATTAACTGTGTAAGTAAGGAATGCGTACGGTTCCTTACTCACAC